AGACTGATGGGCTGGCCATTCATGCGACCCATGGGGATCTGGGCGCAACGCGTCCGGGTCACCCACAGCCACGGCGACGGCGAGGTCCCGGACGACGTCCTCGATGTCGTGCTCGATCTGGCGCAGATGAACATGACCAACCCGCAGGGCCTGCGCTCGGAGTCGATCGACGACTACCAGCGCACGTTCGCCTCCGAGACCATCGGCGGCGCACTGCTGACCGCGGACCACAAAGAGGCGCTGCGGCAGTACCGCGGCGGCTCGTTCTCCGTGGCGCCGGTGACCTGATGACGGCCATCGACATCCAGCCTCTGCTCGCTGCGGGCCGCAACGCCCACAATCAGCTGCTGGTGGATACCTGCACCATCAGCCGGCCGGGGGCGCCGACGCTCAACCGCACCACAAGCGTTCTCACTCCGGGTTCGCCGACGGTCCTGTATTCGGGTGCCTGCCGGCTGAAGCCCCAGCGCGTCCCGAGGAACGAGGAGGCGGGGGAGCGGCTGACGGTGGTGGCCCGCTACGAGGTGGCTCTGCCGTTCGCGTCACTGGCCACCGACTCACTGCAGACCGGCGACACGGTGACGATCACGGCGTCCGGGGACACCAGGCTTGTCGGCGAGGTGTTCGCGGTGATGGCTGTCGACTTCAGCAGCACCGCGACGGCCTGGCGGATCACTGTCGAAGCGGCCACGTGACAGGGGGCGGCCGATGACGACTCCTGCCGTCCTGCCGCACGTCGACGCGGTCACGGCCGCGCTCGAAACGGCTGGCCTGGTGGTCTACGTCGGCGGGGCACCCCCCGGCGTCTCCCCGACCGCCACCACCCCGTATGTCGTCCTCTACCCCGAGCCGGGCCGCGCGATGACTGCGTCGCTCGGCGACAACCGGACCGATTTCTCTGCTGTCGTCCAGCTGACGTGTGTGGGTCTGACGGCGGCGCAGGCCATGTCGGTGTCCGACCGGGCCATCGCCGCGCTGTCTGTCGTCCTGGCGGTCGCCGGGCGCGCGTCCTGGAAGCCGGAGTCCCTCGACGGGCAGCCGGTGCAGCGGGATGACGACGTAGTCCCGCCCAACTACTACGCACCCAGCCGGTACCGGCTGCGCTCAATCCCCCTGTAGAGGAGTTCCTCCATGGCAACCCTGACCACTCAGGTCATCAGCCTCGCGGGCCTCGGCGTGACTTACGGTGCCGCCGCCGCCTCGACGAAGGTCATCTGTGACGAGCGGACGTTCTTGCACGTCAAGAACGCCGCCGGTTCCAGCATGACCGTCACCCTGTCGTCGACCGCGAAGGTCCGCAGCCAGGCGGCGGCGGATGTCGTCGTCACCGTCCCGGCCACCACCGGCGACATGATGATCGGCCCCATCACGAAGGATCTGTTCGCCGGCGTCTCGGACGGCCTGGCCGCGGTCGCCTACTCGTCGACGACGTCGGTCACTGTCGCTGCCGTGCGCATCTGACCCTCACCCGCCCCGTCTCGCCCGCCCCGCTGCCCGGGGCTTTTTTCATGCCCTGAGGAGGGTTCATGTCTGACCTGATCAGCGATGGCAACACGAAGGTTTCGTGGGTGGGGTCCATCGCGAACATCAACGCGCCCACGACCACGGAGTTGAACGGCGGCTCCGACTGGACGCTGCGGATCACCCCGGACGGCCTGAAGGCCGACCCGGCGACCGCGGACGTCGACACCAGCTCACTCGGCTCGACGTTCACGACCAACCAGCCCGGCCGCCGCTCCTACACGGTGGAGGTCACGTTCAAGCGCGGCTCGACCACGATCGAAGACCAGCCGTACACGACGCTGACGTACAACACCTCCGGCTACCTGGTGGTCCGCCGCGGTTCCGCGTTCGCGACCGCCTACGCTTCCGCGGACAAGGTCGAGGTGTACCCGGTGACCGCGGGTGAGGCGCAGAACATCGCCCCGGCCGCCAACGAGGTCTCGAAGTTCATGAGTCCGCTCAAGGTCACCTCGGACCCGGCGACGAGGGCCATCGTCGCCTGATGCCTGACATCTCGGAGCTCTTGGCAGGGGCGTCGCCGCGCGAGGTCACCGTGCAGGTGTGTCTTGCGGGCGACGTGGGCGCCGAACTTCAGGCGCTGGAAGCAGAGTTGGGCGAGTTGGGGGAGTGGCATTCGACGTCGCTGGGTGAAGTAAACCCGGCCTACGAGCTGCAGGAGCGCCTCACGGTGGCGCGCGAGCGGGCGCGGGAGGCTGCGGTCGAGTTCCGGTTCCGGGCGCTCGGGCATCGCGCCTACAGCAACCTACTGGCCGCCCATCCGGCGCCGGAGGGCTCGAAGGAGCCGTATGACGCGGGGACGTTTCTGCCCGCAGTCCTGGCAGTCTGCTGTGTGGAGCCGTCGCTGACTCCGGCGCAGGTGGACCGGTTGCTGGACGTCGTCAACGACGGCACCGCGCGGACCCTGTTCGCCGCGGCGCTCGCGGTGAACGAGGAGCCGAGCCCTGTCCCTTTCTCGTAGCCCGCCTGCGGGATCACCGGTTCCCGTACCGGCGGGAAGTCGAGGCGGCCCGGGCGTGGAGTATCCCGCGCAGCATCCTCCTCGGCCGCCCGCAGCCGAGTCCCGGTGAGCCGTTGTGGCTGCCGGAAGACCGCTGGTGGGCGATGGCTCTGATGGAGGCCGAGTCGGGGCTGTGCGGGGACTGCGGGCATTCGCTCGCGGAGTCGACGCATGCCGACAACGAGTACGCCTACGACGCGTCGATCACGAAATGCCATGCCTGTCTGGCCGGTGCACGCCGGGTGGCGGCGCATCAGGAAGACGGCGGCAAGACCGAGGGCCTGAAGGTCTCCGTATTTCGAAGGGAGTCGTGATGGCGGGTATCGACGTGATCGGCCTCACCGTGGTCGTGGACGACCTGGGGACCTTCGCGGAGCGACTGAGGGTGAACGTGGGGAAGGCCGTCACGGTCACCAGCCGGAAGGTGCGGGATGACGCGCGCAGCCGGATCCGGGGCCGCAAGTACTTGCCCGCCTACCCGTATTCGATCACCTACGACGTCAAGGTCACGCCTGTGGGTGTCGAGGGCGAGATCGGCCCGGACAAGGGCCGGTCACAGGGCCCTCTCGGCAACATCATCGAGTACGGCACCAGCAAGAACGCACCCATTCCACACCTCGGCCCCGCACTGGATGCGAACGCCGAAGACCTGGTCACCGGCATCGAAATCGCCGTGCACCAGGCCATGTAACAGCACGTGAAGGACAGGGAACCCATGACCACTTCGAGCAGGAAGCCGCCCGCGCGTCGGGCTGCGAAGCCCGCGCTGACGTTTGCCGACGTCCGCGCCAAGATTCAGCGGCCCCGGCGGGTCGTCGAACTCATCATGGACTCGACGGCCTCCGCAGAGCTCGACGCGTTCGATGCTCTGCTGGAGCGGGCGCAGCGCCACGACGAGACTCACGGCACGGAGACGGTGCGCGACGTCGCGAAGCAGTTGCAGGAGGTGGAGGCGCGGGCCGAGGAGTCCCGGGTGCGCTTCACCCTCGAAGCGATCACGCACCGGGCATATCAGGCCCTGCGGGCGGAGCATCCGCCGACGAAGGAGCAGATCGAAAGGGCTGCTGCGGCTGGCGGTGGCGAGGAACCGGCATTCGATGGGGACACCTTCGCCCCGGCGCTCGTCGAAGCTCAACTGGTCGAGCCCAAGCCTGCCGACCAGGCGGAGTTCGCCGAGTTCTGGGACCACCTGTCTGACGGCCAGCTCCTGCGGCTGTGGAACGCGGCGTTGCAACTCCAGTTCCAGTCCGGTGAGCTCGGGCCGCCGTCGCAGGCCGCCGCCGACATCCTGCGCTCCTTCGGGATGGCCACCGGCTGACAGGACCATGTTCGGCCGGGGTGGGTGTCGTTACGGGCGCCACTCCTCGTGGTATCCCGGCCGGTCGGCGTAGGGCATGGCGAGTAGGCGCACCGTTGCGCAGGGGTACTGCGCTGGGAAGTGGTTGCAGATGTGGCAGTCCATGACGGTGCCGCCGCCGCTACCGGTTGATCGCTGCTGCACAGGTCGGTGAAGGGCAAGAATCTGCCGCTTCGCCTCGATCTCCCGCAGTGCCCGAGCCGGGTCATGCACGGTTGCATGGCGCACGACCGCCTCACTCCCGTTGAGGATCTCCGAGTTCGAGTGCGAAATGCGCGCCTCGGTTGAGGCGCCCACGTAGTGCCGAGGCTTCCGGCGACCGCTTTGCAAGGACTGCGCCGACCAGTGGCCGCCAAGCACCGCCGCCGCTTCCTGGGCGTGCCCTGTATCGATGTCGAGCTGCTCGCCGAGCCACTGCACCAGATCGTCCATGCCGTCATCCTCCCGCACCACGCTCAGCGCGTGCACGCCTCCACAACTGAAGATCGGGGGCTGCCGTGGCCGACCGTACCGTGCGGGTTCGTGTCATCGCCGAGATGCCCGGTTTCGGAACCATCGTTCGCACCGGAACCGGCGAACTCCTCGCCCTCGGCGAAGCCTCCCTGGTCGCCGGGCGTGGCATCCGGGCCCTCGGCGCGGACGGCGCGGCGGCCCGTACCGGTCTGATGGCGATGGGCGCAGGCGCACGCGGCGGCGCGGCAGGCGTCCGGGAGGGCGAGGCCGCAGCACTGGCTGCCAGCCGCGGCACGCGAGCGATGCGAGACGAGACCGCGCTCGCGCCCGCAGCCTTCGGACGGATGGGCTCGGCGGCCCGCAACGGCATGGGATCGGTGCGCTCCGGCGTCGAATCTGTTCTCGGCCCCGTCAAGCATCTCGGCGCCCTCCTGGCGGGCGGGGCGATCCTGTTCGGACTGCACGACATCGTCCACGCGGGCAACGAATACACCGACGCGATGAACAAGTTCCTTGAGGTCACCCGGGCCTCAGGGGCACAGATGTCGTCAGCAGGCCGTGAAGCGCAGGCCCTCGGTGCCGACATGAAACTCCCCAGCGCGAACGCGGCCGAGGCCGCCGACGCGATGGTCGAGTTGGCGAAGGCTGGCCTGTCGGCGCAGGATGCCATCCGCGCCGCCCGGGGCACCATCCAGCTCTCTGCCGCCGCTCGAACTGACGTCGCAACCGCGGCGAAGATCGAGGGCGACATCATGGACCAATTCGCCCTCAAGTCCACCGAGGCGACCCACGTAGCGGATGTCCTCGCCAACACGTCGAACTCGGCGTCCGGCGAACTCATGGACATCTACTACGCGATGAAGTACGTGGGCCCGATCGCCCACACCATGGGCATCTCCATCAAGGACACGGCGACCGCGGTCGGCCTCCTCGGCAAGTCCGGCATCATCGGCGAAACCGCCGGTACGGCCCTGCGGTCGGCGCTGGTCAACATGGCGAAACCCACCAAGCTGGCTTCGAAGGGCCTGCACGAACTCGGCATCGAAGCGTTCGACAGCCAGGGCAACTTCAAGGGCCTCCAGTACGTCATCACGAAGCTGGGCGACGCCTCCCACCACCTGACCACCCAGCAGTTCACGGCTGCGGCAGCGATGGCGTTCGGCAAGCCTGCCCTGGCCGGCATGGTGGCGCTCGCCCACCAGGGCGGGACCGCGTTCCAGCAATTCGGCGTCCAGGTCGGCCGCGTCGGCGGTGCCGCAGCCCTGGCGGCAGCAGAGTCGAAGGGCCTGGGCGGCGCCATGCGCGGCCTCGGCAAGCAGCTCCAAAGCGCCTTCCTCCAGGTGTACTTGGGCGTCGCTCCCGGCCTGGAGAAAATCACCCGGTCGATGTCGAAGGGCGTCTCGGACGCCATCCCGTACATCAAGTCCGGGATCCGTATCGCCGGGGACCTGTGGGACATCTACGGGCCATCGGTCGAAGCCAAGCTGCACTCCGCGTCGAGCGGTATCGGCCGGGCCGCGGCGAGCCTGGCGAACCCGGTGAAGGCGGCGCTCAGCGGGGCGCTCGTCGCCGCGGTACCGCTGGCCATCACCTCCGTACAGTCGCTGGAGAAGGTACTCAGCAACGCCGGCGCGGCAGCCGCCCCGCTCGTCGGCGGCATGCACGACCTGCTCACATCCGTCTCCTCGGGGGCGGGCGCCCTCGGCGTGGCCACAGGACGACTGCAAGTCGGCGTCGGCCTGATCGGCGACATGTCCGGCATCCTGCGGCCCATCGGTGCGCTGGTGGGCGGCATCGCTCACGCCTTCGCCGGGCTGCCCGGCCCGATGCAGTTGGCCGTGCTGTCGATGCTCGCAATGCGTCCGTTCCGCAGTCAGATCCAAGGTATGCAGCAGGCCGTCGTCGGCTACGGCCGTTCCGCAGTCGGCTCCTTCAACGGCGTGCGCGGCGCCATGCAGACACAGACGATTCTCGCCGCCCGGGCCGGGGTGTCGCTGGGGCACTGGGGTGCCGGGCTCGCCTCGCTGGAAGCACGCTCCCCGACGATCGCCGCAATGGGCAACAGCTTCCGCAGCGCCTCCACCGGTATCCAGGAAGCCGGTGGGCGCCTCGTAGGCTTCCGGTCCGCCGCGGGCGGCGCAATGGCCGCCATCGGTACGGGTGTCGGGCGCGGGCTCATGGGCGGCATGCGCGGACTGTACGGATTCCTCGGCGGCCCGTGGGGTATCGCCATCGCAGGCGCCATGATCGGCTTGGACATGCTGGCCCGCAAGCAGCAGGAGGCCGCTGCCGCCGCCGCCGCTCACCAGCAGCGGATCTCCAGCCTCACCCAGGCGTTGGCAGCGTCCGCCGGCCTGGCGGACGGCTCGGTTCGTGCTGCCGCCGTACAGACGCTGGCTGACGCGAAGCTGAAGGACGGCAAAACCCAGCTCCTCAACGTGATGCATGAGGCAGGCGTGGGCACCAGCCAGCTCACAGACGCATATCTGGGGCAGGGCACGAGCATCGACACGCTTCAGAAGAAGCTCCTTGCCGCAGCCAACGCGAACCGGGAGTGGGTTGCGTCCGGCAAGAGCGGCCGCAAGGTGGCGTTCACCGAGCAGGGGCAGGCCTACAAGGACGCGGCGGATGCTCTCGGGAGTCTGTCCGGCGAGTTCGGCACGGCCAAGAAGAAGCAGGCCGACCTGGCTGCCGCAGTGAAGGGCTCGGGCGCCGCAGCGCTGGACGCCACGGACCCCACCGGCCGCCTGCAGACCGCCATCAAGACCCTCGGTGACTCCGCATCGGATGCGGACACGAAGGCGCGGGCCCTGCACACCGCCCTCGACCTGCTCTCGGGCGGCGAACTCGACGTGCAGGCCGCAGTCGCCAACATGAACCAGACGATCCTCGACCTGAACGGCAGCTACAAGGACGGCGTCGACAAGTCCCACGGCTACGGGAAGGCCCTGCTGCAGGTCGACGGGTCACTCAACACGACGTCGGAGAACGGCCAGAGCCTGTGGACCAAGCTCCAGGCCCTGAATGAGCAGACGGCTGGAGCGGCCCAGTCGACCTACGACTTCGCGCGCGCCAACAG